ACATCAACGGCACTGTGGGTGCGACCACCCCGGCCACTGGTGCGTTTACTGACTTGTCCTTCTCCGGCACGGGCACTGTCTCGGGCGGCACAGCCAACGGCGTGGCCTACCTCAACGGCTCCAAAGTCCTGACCACGGGGAGTGCGCTGACGTTTGATGGGACGAATTTGGCGTTAGGAGCTGGCGGCGATATTCGTGCTTACAACACCGCAAACACTAGATATGGGCGCTTTGCCACCATTAATGACGGAACGATTGTTGAGTCTTTTGATGGCGCTGGTGAGCCTCTAATTCTTTCATCACCTCAGTCTTCTGGAAGTGTTCAATTTAGAGTTGCTGGCTCCGAACAAATGCGCCTGACCTCCACAGGTCTGGGTATTGGGACAAGTTCGCCTGCTCGCAGACTTACTGTAAGCAATACAGCATCTTCCCCTTTCATCTCCATTGTTGGCGCGGCGTCTAATGATGGTGGTTTGCTGTTTGGGGATGATGCCTCAGACGCAAGTGGTCAAATTAGGTATCTACATGGTAGTGATGCAATGTACTTTGCCACCAACACCACAGAACGCATGCGCCTCGACTCCTCCGGCAACCTCGGCTTGGGAGTTACTCCGAGTGCTTGGGGAAGTCCGTTTTCTTCTGTTATGCAATTTACAAAAGGAAGCATTGCTTGCCAATCAAATAGCATCACACTGTTCAATAACGCTTACTACGATGGGACAGACTATCGTTATGTAAATACCGCTGGAGCTGGGTATTATGAACAAACTGGTGGTCAACACATTTGGAACAGAGCCACCTCCGGCACAGCAGGTAACGCTATTAGCTTTACTCAGGCGATGACGCTGGATGCGAGTGGGAATTTGGGTGTGGGGACTACTAGCGCAGGAACAAGATTGGTTCTTGCTACAGATGATTCTGCAGCAACAGGTCAGTTGAGGTTTGCTCGGTCAGTAGATGTTGCTTATTTTTGGGAAATAGGCCGAGACAATAATACAACTGGCGATTTTATTTTTAGTAACGCTGCTGGCGGCGCTAAATCCGAACGCGCCCGTATCGACAGCTCGGGTAACTTTGCAGTTGGGCAAACACCGACAAGTTCTGTCAATCAAGTTGCTGGGTCAACAATAAGCCCAATTGGTAATATGCTGATACAGCGTTCTGCTGGAATCTCGCTTACATTGGGGCGTTTTGGAAGTTCTGCTGGAACAATCACAGAGTTTTATTACAACGCAACTTCTGTTGGAAGCATCTCAATCACAGCATCCGCAACTGCTTACAACACATCTTCCGACTACCGCCTGAAAGAAAACGCACAGCCGTTGACAGGCTCTGGTGCATTTATTGATGCACTTCAGCCGAAAACTTGGGATTGGAAAGTTGACGGTAGCAAGGGTGTTGGTTTCCTTGCCCATGAGGCACAAGCAGTTTCACCGTCCTCTGTTGCTGGTGAGAAAGACGCTGTGGATGAAGAAGGCAAGCCAGTCATGCAAGCGATGGAATACGGCTCTGCTGAGTTCATTGCTAACATCATTGCCGAATTGCAATCCCTCCGCGCCCGTGTCGCAGCCCTTGAATCAATTTAACCCCCCGAAAGGAAAATTATGACTACTTACAACTGGACAATCGTGAACATGGATCGCATCACTGCTGATGGCTTTGTGGTGACAGTGCATTACAACGTATCAGCCACTGATGGCACATACAACGCCTCGACATACGGCACTGTGGGCTACACAGAGCAGCCCGGTGAGACTTACATTCCCTACGCAGACCTGACGCAAGAGATGGTGGTGGGCTGGGTCAAAGCAAGTCTGGGCGAGGCTACTGTGCAAGCAAGTCTGCAAAGCCAAATTGATGCACAGATCAACCCTGTGCAAGAGTCTGGTATGCCTTGGAGCGCCGCATGAACTTGACTTTAGAAGCCAACGAAGTGCAATTCATCCTGAACGTCTTGGGTGAATTGCCATCCAAGTCGGGTGCATGGCCCTTGATCGTCAAGATTCAAGAGCAGGCCGCACCACAGGTGAAGCCCGCAGAGCCAGAAAACCCGGCAGAGTAATTTAAAGGTTGCAGTATGACCACGGTGGACAAGACAGACGCACGCCTCTCTACACATGAGGAAATCTGCGCACTCAGATACGATCAAATCAATGCCCGGCTCAAGCGCATCGAGGGCATCATGATGCGCACCGCCGGAGTCATGATTCTGTCAATGGCTGGCACTATATTTTCCGCTGTCTGGATACTCAAATGAGAGACTGGGCCGTCAGCTTTATTGCGGCGGCCCTTCTTGTCGGCTTCATTGTCTACTGCGTAAAAATCATGGTGTGGGCTTATGCTGGTTGAACTCGCGGCGGCGAACGCGGCCTTTGCGGTCATCAAAGAGGCGGTCAACAATGGTGGCGACATCATGGCCGCTGGCCAGCAGTTGTTCAATTACTTTGACAACACCAGCAAGATCCAAAAGAAGGCCGAGTCAGACAATGACATGGAAGCCTTTGCTGCCCTAGAGCAGATCAAGAACAATGAGGCCGAACTCAAGCGCATGATGGTCTATCACGGTCGTGCTGGCCTGTGGGAAGACTGGTTGAAGTTCAAGAAAGAGGCCAAGCAAAAGCGCGATGCTGCTGAGAAAGAGGCTGCTCGCAAGAGGGCTGCTAGGATTGAAAAGGCTTGGGCCATCGTGATGTGGACCGCCATCATTGTTTTGCTGGTGTCCCTTGCCATCATCGGCTTGTATGTCGTGGACCAACTGAAAGGAAAGTAAATGCTCTCTCTCATCTCCACCCTCGGTGGTCTGCTGATCTCGGGCTTGCCCAAGCTGCTGGAGTTCTTCCAGAACAAGGCTGACCAAGCCCATGAGTTGCGTTTGGCATCCCTGCAAAACGAGCGCGAACTGGCATTAGCCGCTCAAGGCTTTGCCGCGCAAGCTAGGATTGAAGAAATCCGCACCGAGCAGGTCGCCATGCAGACGCAGGCCCAGATGGCCGAAGCCGAGGCTGAGATGGTCAAGGGCGCTCAAGACCACGACAAGACCATCATTGAGAACGGCAGCAAGTGGATCGTCAATTACATTGGCACTGTCCGACCCACCATCACATACATCTTTGTGCTGGAGTTGGTCTGCATCAACATCTTCTTGTGCTTCTACTTGTGGAGCAATCCTGGCCTCATCACCAACATGGATGATGTGCTGCGATACGCTGATGTGATTTTCACGGCTGACGAGATGGCCATGTTGGGCGGAATTATAGGATTTTGGTTCGGAAGTCGTAATTGGGGCAAGAAGTGAAAACTTCTGACTTAGGCATCCACTTGATGCACGAGTTTGAGGGCTACCGCAATCGGCCCTATAAATGCAGTGCAAAAATCTGGACGGTGGGTTGGGGTCATGCGATGTATAGCGACCAACTCCGCCTGCCCAATGTGCGCACTGGAACTTATACGGGGATGATCCGTGACGACTACCAACTCAAGCCGGAAGACAATCGTGTCTGGTCGAAAGAGGAACTGGTTGAAATATTCAAGGGTGACCTTGTTTCTTTTGAACGCAGTGTTCTTCGACTTGCTCCCAATCTGGCTGGCCGTCAGCGCAAGTTTGACGCTTGTGTCGCTCTGGCCTTCAATGTAGGGGCTGGCAACTTTCAGCGCAGCACCATTCGCCAGAAGATTCTGAGGGAAGACTGGGAGGGCGCAGCCGAGGCATTCCTGATGTGGTCCAAAGCAGGCGGCAAGGTGCTGCCAGGCTTGGTGCGCCGCCGCAAGGCTGAGATCGCATTGTTCCTGAGTGATTGATGGAATAATTGCACCATGGCAAACGTCAAGCAGCAATTAGAAGTCCCGTCGATCCCCAGCCTGGGCTTTGCCCCAGAGGGGTACGAACGCCGCTACTTTGCCGAAAACAACGGCGCATTGAACGGCTACTTCCGCAAACTGGTCAGCGTGCTGGGTGCGCTGTTTGGCCCACAGGGCGGCAAGTTCATCAACACGCCCCATGGCGCATTTCACAGCAGCATTGACCAAGTGGCGGCCAACACCACCACGGCCTACCCTGTCTATTTCGGCACCACTGACATCTCCAACGGCGTGACGGTCGCCAGCGACTCGCGCCTGACGGTGGCGGTGGACGGCATCTGGAACGTCGAGTTCTCATTGCAGATCAAGAACGTCAGCAATGACGGCCAAGACTTTGACATCTGGTTTCGCAAAAACGGCACCAACCTTGATAACAGCAACCGTCGATTTCACGTAACAGCCAGAAAGTCCACTGGAGATCCCAGTCATTGCGTGGCCTCCATAAATTTTTTGATCAGTCTGGTGGCGGGCGATTACGTTGAGGTTGTTGGATGCGTGACCAGCACCGATGTGAGCCTTGAGGCATTCCCGGCAGGCACCAGCCCGACCCGGCCAGCCGTTCCATCGGCCGTCGCCACCTTGACCTTTGTGTCCAACTTACCAGGTTAAAGCCATGTACATCCCGATCAAACTGCCGCCTGGCATTTACCGCAATGGCACCGAGTACCAAGCCGCTGGCCGCTGGTATGACGCGAACTTGGTGCGCTGGTACGAGAACACCCTGCGCCCTGTTGGCGGCTGGCGCAAACGCTCCAGCACGCAGATCACAGGCATGTGCCGAGGCTTTTTGAACTGGCGCGACAACAGCGCCACCCGTCACACTGCCTTGGGGACACACTCCAAACTCTACGTCATGAGCGAGTCCGGCACCATCAAGGACATCACGCCAACCGGGTTCACGGCTGGCACGGGTGATGCCATTGTGAAGACGGGTTACGGCTACAGCGACTACGGCAAATTCAGCTACGGCGTGGCACGGCCTGACCTTGGCTCCATCACCCCGGCCACCACATGGTCCTTGGACACATGGGGCGAGTATCTGGTGGCGTGTTCCAACGCTGACGGCAAGATCTACGAGTGGCAGCTTGACTTTGCCACGCCCACATTGGCTGCGGCCATCACCAACGCGCCAACTGGGAACAAGGCCGTGCTGGTGACTGCCGAGCGGATCTTGTTCGCCCTTGGTGCGGGTGGCAACCCCCGCAAGGTGCAGTGGTGCGACCAAGAGAACAACACCCTCTGGACCCCTGACACCGACAACCTGGCGGGTGACTTTGAGTTGGCCACCCCAGGTGCGCTGCTGGCTGGCAAGCGCGTCAAGGGCATTAACTTGCTGTTCACCGATGTGGATGTCCACACGGCCCAGTATGTAGGTGCGCCATTCGTTTACGGCTTTGAGAAGGCTGGCAGCGGCTGCGGCCTGATCTCGGCTCAGGCGGTGGCGGCCATTGACACTGCGGCCATCTGGATGAGCAAATCGGGCTTTTGGATTTATGACGGCTACGTCAAGCCGCTGCCAAGCGATGTGTCTGACTACATCTTTGGCAACATGAATTTCAACCAGTCAAGCAAGGTGTACGCCATCCACAACAGCCAGTACGGCGAGATCTGGTGGTACTACCCGAGCAGCGCAAGCAACGAGAACGACAGCTACGTCACATACAACTACCGCGAAAACCATTGGGCCGTGGGCACACTGGCGCGTACCGCTGGCACGGACGCTGGGGTGTTCTCACGCCCGATGGCGGTGTCGGCTGATGGGTATGTGTACGAGCATGAGGTGGGCT